CAGTAGCTACTTCCCAGAGTGGAAGCCAGATGAAGTACTACAGCTAGATGAACAAGAGATACGTTCAAGCAATGGCAGCAGGTATTGGGATGCACTATATATGCAGAACCCATCGCCAGACGAAGGCGGTATCATTAAGAAGAAGTGGTTCCAGTGGTGGGAGTATGAAGACCCACCGCAATGTGAGTTTATTATCCAGACATATGATACTGCCTTCTCCACCAAGAAAACTGCTGACTACAGTGTTATTCAGACGTGGGGCATCTTCCACCAGGGAGAAAGGGATGAGTATGGCAACGAATACGTAGTGCCTAACTTAATATTACTGGGTAATGTAAAGGAAAGGTTTGAGTACCCTGACCTAAGACGTACAGCGCAGCACCTATACCAGAAGCACCGACCTGACGTATGTATTATTGAGAAGAAGGCTTCGGGTCAATCGCTGTTGCAGGACATGCGTCTTGCTGGACTGCCAGTGCTGGACTATCTGCCCGATAGGGACAAGGTGTCTCGTGTCTATGCTGCAACGCCTTTAATGGAATCAGGTCGTGTCTACATTCCGAAGGGTAAGGAGTGGGCAAAGGACTTATACGATGAATCACTAGCCTTTCCCAACGGCGCACACGATGACCAAGTAGACGCAATGACTATGGCTATCCACTATATGCGGGACAGCTGGCATGTGTCTCACAACGAAGACCCTAATTGGGAAGATGATTATAACCCAAGACGAACAAAGAGGGTTGGATATTGGCGTACTTAAGTGTATAATATAGGCAACAGTAATTAATCAAGGATATTCAACATGGCTAAAAAAGAATCCATTTACGGACCTGGTGATAAAACAGAGATTCCAAAAGCTGCAGCAGCTAAAAGAAGTTTATTTGGAGACGCAGGGTATCTTAAAGAAGCAATTAAAGAAATAGTAGAAGGACGTTTTGGAGGTTCACAGGGTACTTTTACTGGAAAAATGCCAACGGCAGGCGCTGCAGCAAAAGCACTTACAGTAACTGAGGCTAAGAAAAAACAAAACGCAGGTGTCCCACAGGGAATGAAATTAAAAAAAGGTGGCAAGGTTTCTAAAAAGAAAACTAAAAAGCCACGTGGTGTCGGCGTTGCTCAACGTGGATATGGTAAAGCTCTTACAGGAAAGAAAAAGTAAATGGCAACTGAACGTAACCCATACGAAATGAATAACGACAGGTCTGCACCGAAGCTTGAGCTTGAGATGGATGATGTCTCTACTGCTGATGCTAACATTACCATTGACCCAGAGACAGGTGAAATTGAAGTAGACCTTTCAGGCACAGCCAGTGAGCTAGAGCTAGAGGTTGAAGCAGGTGACTCAGGTTTTTACGATAACCTTGTAGACATCCTTGACGAAGATAAACTAGATGAAATTGGCGCAACTGTTATTGATAAGTTTGAAGCTGATAAAGATTCTCGTGATGAGTGGGAATCAATGTTTGAACGTGGCTTCGACCTACTTGGTCTTAAGCTTGAAGATACGACAGAGCCGTTTGAGGGAGCAGCCACAGCAGTACACCCACTGTTGATTGAGTCTGCAGTTAAGTTCCAATCCAAAGCCTCTACTGAATTATTCCCTGCTAAAGGGCCAGTAAAGGCGCAGGTACTTGGTGACGCAACGATTGAGAAACAACAACAAGCAAACCGTGTACAAAACTTTATGAACTATCAGGTAACAACACAGATGCCTGAATACTTCGATGAGTTTGAGCGTATGCTTTTCCACCTACCTCTTATTGGTTCAGCTATTAAGAAGGTATATTATGATGCAAGCCTTGACCGCCCCGTGTCTGAGTTTGTACCTATTGACCAGTTCTATGTGTCTTACTACGCAACAGACCTACGCAGAGCCGATAGATATACACATGTTATTTATCGCAGCCCTGTAGACATGGCTCGTCAAATGGAAGCAGGCATGTATGCAGATGTTGAGCTACCTAAAGCCAGCATCCCTAATCTATCAGGCATGGCCGAAAAGATGGACAGTGTTCTTGGTTTGTCTCCTGCATCAGATAATGACCCGCAGTATGTATTGCTGGAACAACATTGTTATCTTGAACTTGAAGAAGATAAGATGCACAAAGGCAGAGCAGCCTGTCCTTACATTGTAACTGTAGAACAACAGTCAGGACAAGTATTGTCTATTAGACGTAACTGGGCAGAGGACGATGACAAGTATGTTAAAAAGATGCACTTCACACATTACAGATACGTTCCTGGTTTTGGCTTTTATGGTCTGGGGCTTATTCATTTCTTGGGCAACCTCACAATGTCGGCCACTGCAGCTATGCGGAGTCTTCTTGATGCAGGTCAGTTTGCTAACCTTCCTGGTGGCTTCAAAGCTAAAGGAGTTCGCATGGTGGGCGATAACGACCCCATTGCGCCTGGTGAGTTTAAAGAAGTAGAAGCAACAGGCATGGACTTGTCTAAGTCTATTATTCCACTACCATTCAAAGAACCATCGGGTACTTTGTTTGAAATGTTACGTTATGTTACAGGAGCAGGGCAGAAGTTTGCCGACAGCACCGAACAAGTAATTGCAGACAGCGGGGGCTATGGGCCAGTAGGCACAACCATGGCACTACTAGAAGCTTCAAGTAAGTTTTTCTCTGCCATTCACAAACGCCTACATAAAGCACAAGGCGATGAATTTAAAATTTTAGCTCGTATTGATTACGAGTATCTGGATGAAGAATATCCGTATGACCTTCCAGGAATTTCTGAAAAGATTTTCAAGATGGACTTTGATGGTAAAGTAGACATTGTTCCAGTGTCTGACCCTAACATTCCATCTAATGCACAACGCATGATGTTGATTCAAATGGTTCAGCAGGTAGCGCAACAATCTCCTCCAGGAATGTTTGACATGGAAGCTATTAATAGAATGCTTCTTACTACGGCTAATGTTCCTGATGTCGATAAGTTGATGCCAATTAAAGACGAGGCACAACCACAAGACCCTATGAGTGATGTGAAGTCTGTATCAGAAAACAAACCTATTAAAGCATTCCCAGGTCAAAACCACGATGCACATATTCAATTTAAAACATTATTTGTAAATGACCCATCTAATGCTAAGAATCCTATGATGCCCAAAATTGTTCCTGCTTTGCAGGCTAACATTGCAGAACATTCTCTTATGAAATATGAAGAAGAACTGCAGGGTATGATGCAACAGGCACAGCAAACAATTATGCAAGACCCAATGTTAGCACAACAAGTACAACAAGAGCTTGCCAATGTTCCTGACCCAGAAGCAATGATACAGTTACAAGCTGCACAACAGCTACAGCAACTACACCAACAAGTTATGCAACAGGGTCCAATGTCTCCTGAACAACAAATGGTTCAGATGGAAGGACAACGTATTCAAGTTGAAGCAGAAAAAAATCAAGCACAAATGGCTAAAGCACAAGTTGATGCACAACTTAAATCTCGTGACCTTGACCTTAAAGAACAGAAAATCTTTATTGATGCACAGGAAGCAGGTGTCGAAGCTCAGATGTCTGCTATGCAGAAGGACGAGGACCGAAGCAACAAACGTGCCATTGAAGCAATGAAATTGTTAGGTGACTTGCTGAAAGCTCAAGATGCAAACGAGCTTGAAGAATCAAAAGCCACTGCAAATCTTTTGATGGACTTATTAAAAACAGGTAGCGCTACTTAATGCTTTATGAAGAATTAGTTAAAGAACTACAAAAAGAAATAGAAGGAATAAAAAATTCGCTTGCGTACGGAACCGCTTCGGATTATGCTAGTTATCGTGAGACAGTTGGAACGATAGCAGGGATTGAGAAATCAATAGGTCTTATTAAAGACTATCTCAACAAGTATATAGAAGAGGACTAAAAATGCAAGCAGCACCCAGTTCACTAAAGAACGATGAATGGATTACAAATGAAGAAGTTGCTGACCCGAAAGTATTACCAGAGATTCCAGGATACCACATTCTTGTGCGTCCTGTCTCTGTTAAACAAACAACCAAGGGCGGTATTCTTCTTCCTGACTCAACCAAACAGGACATGGCTTATCTTACAACAGTGGGCCGTGTAGTAAAAGTAGGTAACCTAGCTTACAAGGACGACAAGTTCGATGGTAAAGCTTGGTGCAAGGAGGGGGACTATGTGTGCTACGGCAAGCATACAGGCGATAAGTTTTTGTATAAAGGTATCCAGTTCTTACTTATCTTTGACGATGCTATTAAAATGGTAGTTGAAAATGCAAAAGACTTAGACCCTACATTTAACTTAGGTTAAATAATTTTATGTGTTGCTATTGTGACACAACAATTTATACTATATAATATATCACATAACAGCGTTACTCGTCTTATTCGCTGTGGACGTTAAACAAGGAGAATATAAATGGCAGAGACTGAATGGTCTACTATTACACCTAATAAAGGTGACCCCCAAGAAAAAGTTGAATTTGAGATTGAAGGTGAAGAAGAAGTTGTTGAAGCAGCAGCCCCTGAACCCGAAGCTAAAGTAGAAGTTGTAGAAGAAACAGAACAACCAGAAGTTGAGGTTGAAGAAGTCGAGCAACAGGCTACTGATGAAATTGTAGAAGAAGCTAAGACAGAAGAAGAAGTACCAGAAGAAAAAGGTATTGAAACATCTGGCGCTCAGAAAAGAATTAGACAGCTTGTCGGTCAAAAAAAAGAACGTGAAGCTGAGATTGAAAAACTTCTTGAGCAGAACAAGCAAATGCAGCTTGAGCTTCAACAACAGAAAAAAGAATACCTTGATGCAGTAGGAACAAATCTTCAAAGTTCTGAAGCCCAAGTCAATGAGAAGCTTGCTATTGCTAGAGACTCTTACAAAAGAGCAATTGATAGCGGTGACTCAGATATTATTTTACAGGCACAAGAGTATTTAAATAATGCACAGCAAGACATTGTTCGTCTTGCAGAAGCTAAAAGACAATACGAGGCATACGTACCGCAGGTCCAAGAAGAACCTGTAGAACAACAGTCAACAGGCGAAACCTACAATGGATATGGACTTAAAGCATATCAGTGGGCCGCTAGTAATGACTGGTTTAACCAAGACCAAATTCTTACAAATGCTGCATTGGTTCTTGATGCGCAACTTAAGGAAGAAGGTTTTGACCCAGAAGAAGATGATTTTTATTTGGAGATTGATAAGCGACTAGCCGAAAATTTCCCACAAAAGTTTGGCAATACCCAAGAGGTTGCTGCCGAAAAACCCCGTACGAAGGCTACGTCACAGCCTTCTCAAGTAGTAGCTGGAGCTTCGCACACTGCAGCATCCCCGTCTAATAAGAAAGTTAAACTCTCGCAAGAAGACGTACGACTCGCACAAAAATGGGGAATTACACTTGAACAGTATGCTGCCGAAAAGCTGAAAGTAGAATCAGCTGGTGAAGGCGAATATACAACAATCAACCGATAGCTGCGAAAGGATACATATACTTATGGCACGAAATACAACACGTGAAACCCAGAGTCGTGAACTGGATACAAGAGAAAACGATGACGTTTATGTCGAACCAAGCCTTTTAGATATTCCAAACTTTGTTACAGAAAGATTTAGTGACCAAGGAATGAAACTACGTTGGATACGCATCTCCCTTAAAGGCAAGGATGATTACACAAATGTCGGGAAAAGACTGGCCGAAGGCTGGGAGTTTGTTTCTCTGGACGAAGTACCTGAATTAGGACATACATCAATGGTTAAAGAAGATGGTCGTTATTCTGGTACTGTTTGCCGTGGGGACTTGGCCCTTGCCAAAATGCCCACAAGACGTGCAGAATCACGGCAACGTCACTTTGAAAACGCATCTGCAGAAATGGTTGAGGCAGTTAACTCTCAACTTGAGAATGCTTCAGACCGCAAGATGCCTGTAAGAAATCAAAGTAAATCAAACGTAACCAAAGGTCGCACACCATCTTTTGATTAGAAATTAATTAAATAAAAACTGCAGCCTTGGTACACATTTTTCACAACTTAAGGAGACTTATAATATGACTACTAAGCAAATTACTGGTTTGACTCCTTCTCGTGTTCGTGGTAACTCGCCTCAAAGCTCTGGTGCAACTTCGTATCCAATCGCTTCAGGCGCAACTGCAATGTACACAGGTACTCCTGTGCGCTTGTCAGGTGGTTCACTTGTTCCACTTGTTACCTCTACTGAAATGCCAATCGGTATTTTCCAAGGCTGCAGCTATGTAGCTGACGGGGAGCAGTACTTTAAATCTTATTATTCTGGCGTATCAGCAACTGATGCTGTCGGATTCGTAAATGACGACACAAGCCAAACATATATCATTAGCTCAGACACTACTGTTGCTGCTGGTATCGTTGGCAAAAACGTAGCCGCATCAAACATTGCTGCTGGTTCTACGTTTACTGGTCGTTCAACAATCACCGCCTTGACTACTGCAGGTAGCGTGGGTACATCGGCTGCTGGCCTGTTCCGTGTTGTCGGTATTGTAGACGAACCTGGCAATGCTGTTGGTGACCCATACACTCGTATGGAAGTTCAACTGAACGCTACTAACCAACAGAACTTCATTAACGTACTGGTTTCAACACCTGTTACGGTAACCAACTAAGGGAGATAATTAAAAATGGCTATTAATAGAGGAAGTATTTCCAAAGAGCTTCTCCCAGGTCTTAACGCTGTATTCGGCGTTGAGTATGGAGAAGTATCTGACGAACATGCACCGTTGTTTGACGTTGAAAACTCAGACCGTGCATTTGAAGAAGAAGTTCTTTTCACTGGCTTCGGCACTGCACCTGTTAAAGGTGAAGGCGCTGCTGTGTCTTATGATGACGCTCAAGAAAGCTACACTGCTCGTTACACACACGAGACTGTTGCTCTTGGCTTTGCCATCACAGAAGAAGCTATGGAAGACAATCTGTATGACACATTTGCTAAACTACGTGCCAAAGGTCTGGCCCGTGCAATGGCAAACACCAAACAGGTAAAAGCTGCTGACGTTTTCAATAACGGCTTTAACGCTTCTTACGCTGGTGGTGACGGTGACCCGTTGTTCTCTGCATCACACGCTACGATTGGCGATGGCGACCAAAGCAACCTGCTTTCTGCTGCCGACCTTTCGGAAGCCTCACTGGAAACTGCATTGATTGCAATTTCTAAAACAAAAGATGACCGTGGTATCCTGATTGGTGCGCAAGCCGAAAGCCTGCACATTCCATCAGACCTCGCATTCACTGCAGACCAGATTCTGAACTCTGCTTTGTCCACCACAATCGTTTCTGATTCAGGTGTAACAAACGTGAATGACATCAACAGCATCCGTAACCAAGGTCTAGTACCTGGTGGCTTCTATGTAAACCGCCGCTTCACCGATACGAATGCTTTCTTCATCAAGACTGATTGCCCGAATGGTGCGAAAATGTTCGTACGTTCACCGCTTCAGACTAAGATGGAACCAGACTTCGACACTGGTAACCTTCGCTTTAAAGCTCGTGAGCGTTATAGCTTTGGTTGGTCAGACTGGAGAGGTTTCTATGGTAACGCTGGTGCATAAGCATTAGTTTAGCTATAGACTAAAAATAGAAGGGCGTGGGAGTTGTATCCTGCGCCCTTTTTTAGTATAATATAGCTATTATAGTTTTTTACATAGGAGCAAACAACATGTCGGCAAATCTTAGAGTAGCATACGTTACCTGCAATACTACGCTAGTCAATACAGCAGTAGACACTGTAAGCGGCGTTACGCTAACCGATACTAGAATTAGAGGAGTACATGCACAGGGTGTAGGTGAGTTTATTATCACTGGAACATCTGTAGATGCTTTTGGAAACTCTAATGGTGGTATTATTAAATTCACAAACACAACTAATTCAGATGTAACGGAAGCATACCTTACAGACACGGGTGTTCGTATGGGTGGTCCTGTAGTTGTCCAGTGTCCTACAACTGCATCAACGGTAACAATTTATTATGGCTAATTATACATATCTTGTAAATGATATTATAGGCGCAACTGAGAACGATGGTTCTGAGTTTGTAGCTTATATTCCACAGATGGTTAATCGTGTTGAAGAGCGACTAACTAAAGCTTTGGATGATTATGGCTTAGTTACTGCTACGTCTATTGCCCTTACATCGGGTACAAATACATTTACTCTTCCTGATAATACACGTATTATTAAAAATATTCACATTAAAGAATCGGGAAGTAAGATTGGACTACTGCAAAGAACAGATGAATTTATTAACGACTACTGGCCTGTAAGTGCCAGCACAGGAACACCAAAGTACTATGCAAGAAAAACAAATACCAACATTGTTTTTGCTCCTACTGCAAGCACTACCTACAGTGGTGAGCTTGTCTATGTCGTTAAGCCATCTGCTTTGACCAGCACCAATCAAAACAATTACTACTCAGACTTTTGTTATGATGCCTTGTTTTATGGTTGCATGATTGAAGCAACAAACTTTATGAAGAACTTTAGCGTAACACCAGTTTACGAACAACAATATCAAAATGCAGTTGAAGGACTGCGCAACCAATCACGCAGAACACGCCGTGACGACATGGAGATGAATGCTTCTCCTGCTGGCGGTGACAATACAATTTCAGGAGGAAACTAAAATGGCCGCACCAACAGCAGCTAAACTAATTGCAAACTTTCTTAAAGGCTCCAGAAGGGGAGGTAAAAATTTAGGAAAACTTAAAGCAGAATTATCTGGAAAGGTTAGAGAAGGGACAGCAACTAAAGTAGAAGTCGAAGCCCTTAAACAACTTAGAGACAAGGACGTTGCAGCTACAATGACACAAAAAGCTGCTTCTGCTAATACACGAGGTAGAAATAAACCTGTATCACTAGCAGGCTCTCCTAGAGTAGGAGGAACCCAAAAGAAGTCTTATGGTGGTTCTATGAAAAAGAAAACAACTATGAAAAACAAAGGCGGTAAAATTGGCCGTGGATGTGGTGCTGCTCAACGTGGCGGTGGCGCAGTAATGAAATAATTAAGGAGAATTAAAATGGTATTAGCATTAGGATTGGTTAAAAAAGCAGCAGATAACTATGAAAAGTCAAGAAAGAAAAAGAAAAAGAAAGCTTACGAAGCAGGAATGGCTGCTGGTAAAGCACAAGCAAACATAGGTGGTGGCGCAGGTATGTCAGCCGCTCGTAAAGCTGGCGGCAAAGTAGGTTCAAAGAAAAAGGCTAATAAGGGTGGCGCTCCGCATAACCGCTTGTACTAATGTCTAACGGTAAAGAAACATATTCTTTTTATGAAGGTCTTGCAAAGTTAAAAGGCAAGTCTTTTAAAGAAGACCTGAAGAAAATGTATAAAGAACAAGGAAGGGCTAAGACAAATGCCAGGAAAAAAAGAACCTAATTATAAAAAGACTAGCAGTGGTGCTGTAGCAGATGTAGATTTTTCTATGCGTGTTCAAGAAGCAAATGAAAAGGCTCGCAAAGAACAAGAAAAGTTTATTGAAGAACAGCTTAACGATAACCGTGGTCGTATGAATAAAAAATAATATGATTAGAAAATTTAAAATAGTAGGTGAAAAATTTAGTGAAGCGTGGACAGCATGTATAATTTGTATGGTTCAAGCAGACTTATCAGTGCTTACTATAGGACATGCAATTACCGCAAGCAAGGTAGGAATCCTAACAGGTCTTGCAATGCTTGTTGCAAGTTTTCTTCCATGGGATAACAAATGGTTAGGTATATTTTTAACAGGTGTATTTACAATGCTTGCAGATGCACTTATACATGCAAATCATTTTCCAACAGAACATTTAGTAACGGGGTTTGGTGCTATGCTTTTAGCCTTGTTGTTTGACCAAACTTTTAAAGGAAACAGAAAATAATGCCGTTTGAAAAGTATTCTCCAAAACAAAAGAAGCTTGCAAGGGTTGCAAAACCTCGTAATAAAATTACCAAAGCAGATTTTGATGAGCTTGGTAATGGGGTTTCTCTTGCAAAGGGCGGTAAGATTGTTTATAAAAAGAAAGGCAGTTCTGTTAACAAAGCAGGAAACTATACTAAGCCTGAGATGAGAAAAAGGCTTGTTGCTAAATATAAAGCAGGAACTAAAGGTGGCAAGGCAGGGCAATGGTCTGCACGTAAAGCTCAAATGGTTGCTAAAGAATACAAAGCAAAAGGCGGGGGCTACACATCGTAGTATGATATATGGCAAAAACAAAATCACAGAAATCTTTAGACAAGTGGACGAAAGAAGACTGGGGTACTAAGAGTGGTAAGCCAAGTACACAGGGCAAAAAGGCCACGGGCGAAAGGTACTTACCAAAAGCGGCGAGGGCTGCACTCACACCGTCAGAGTATGCGGCAACTTCGAGAGCAAAAAGAAAAGGAACTAAACAAGGAAAACAGTTTGTTAAGCAGCCTAAAGCTATAGCAAAGAAAACAGCTAGGTATCGCAAATCAGGCGGCAAGATTGGTAAAGCACCACATAATAGGATATACTAATGGCAGTAAAGAAAAAAGATTCAAGATTAGCAAGAGCAGGCGTAAGTGGTTTCAATAAACCAAAACGTACACCCAACCATCCAAAGAAGTCACACATTGTTGTAGCTAAAGAAGGTGACAAGATTAAAACTATTCGCTTTGGCGAGAAGGGTGCAAGCACCGCAGGCAAACCAAAAGCAGGTGAATCAGCACGTATGAAAGCAAAGCGTAAATCATTTAAAGCTCGCCATAGGAAGAATATTGCTAGAGGCAAAATGTCTGCAGCATACTGGGCAGATAAGGTTAAGTGGTAATGGCTATTGGTAGGTCAGCGGTCAGTCAACAGATTAGCAAACCTGGAAGAAAGGTAGGTGGTCGTAAAAGAAACTCTACTGGTGCTGTTAGTCCAAGAGGCGCAGGCCAGACAGCTAACCTAAAGACTGACCGCAAACAATCGGGACATAACAGATTATATTAAGGAGAACATAGATGGCAACGTCAGGTACATACAGCTTCTCAATGGATATTGACGAAGTAATTGAAGAAGCCATGGAAATGATTGGCGGGGAAGCTACGCTTGGTAACGAGCCTAAGTCTGCTCGCCGTTCAATTAACCTACTTCTCCAAGACTGGCAGAACCGTGGCATCCAGCTGTGGACTGTTGGAACTACAACTGTAACAGTAACAACCAGCGTTACGTCTTACACACTAGGCGATGAGAACATTGACGTTCTGGAAGCTGTAGTAAATCGAGATGACATCGACCTTCAGTTAGAACGCATCAGCATGGAAGAGTATCTGAAAGTTCCTCGTAAAGGACAGACAGGTCGCCCAACACAGTTTGCTGTACGTAGGGAGCGTGACCAATCAAGAGTGTATCTGTGGCCTATCCCAGAAAATAGCACAGATGCAATTAAGTTTGAGACTGTAAAGTATTTCCAAGATGTGTCTAAGTCTTCACAGACTGCTGACATCTCACGCAGATTTTATCCATGCCTTACTGCAGGCACAGCTTACTTTATGTCTATGAAACGTCCTGGTGTAGACGCTGGTCGTATCCAGATGATTAAGGGTGAGTATGAAGAAAGATTGTTAAGAGCGCAGGAAGAGGATAAGGAACGTGCCAGCATGTATATCTTGCCTCGTCTGAGGTAGTGACATGGGAGCAACTAAAGCATTAGGTCTGTGCGACATCTGCGGTTTTAGATATGAACTAAAATCACTTAAGAAAAACAGCTACGGCATGATGGTGTGTACAGCTGATTACGAAGGTAAGTTTGACCAAAAGAATCACCCACAAAATAGAATTGCAAGAGTAACAGAAGACTGGTTTGTTAAAGACCCTAGACCACAAGTACCCTCGTTAGTATCAGCAGTACCTGTGTCCTCTTGGCTTCCGCCATATCCAGGACCGTAATAGATGGCTAAAGGAAAAAATGTACAGGCTGAATGTGATATTTGTGGGTTTGCTTATCCACGTAGTAGATTACGCAAGAATAGCTTTAACCTCTGGGTGTGTCCCTCTGACTGGGATGGAAGCTATGACAGGGTTAACCACGCACAGAACAAAGTCCCTGACATGCGAGACAGAAGCCAGTATGTAATGAATGCAAGACCTGACCCTAATATCGACAGAGGTATTACTTGGGACAAGGCTACACAAAGATATACCACAATATACCAGTGGGAGTTGGTAGACATAAGTTGGAATAATGTATAATGACTGATTTAACTGGCAAGCTAATTGCTAACACATATAAAGACCTTCTCACGGTAAACACTAGTACCACTAATACTGGGTTGGACAATAACTTACGTAAAGTACAAGATGGTGCTGGTAATAGCTCGTCTTTAAAACTATCACAGACTGATGCTGCCTTTACTGGCAACGTAAGTGTCAACGGCAACCTGACAGTTGAAGGTACATTTCAACCAGACACAGTTAACACTAATGAGTTACAAGCCACTAGAATCTCAGCTACTAGCATTACAACAAACTTTCTTACTGCTGGAACACTTATCTTTCAAGACGTAAGTGTAAGCAGCTTACGTACAGGTAACTTATATGCTGCTAATATTAGTGCAGGTACAGTTAGTGCCACCAACATCAACGCAACAAACATTACAGTAGCTGGGGATAACGTAGCTACCAGCAGTGCCTTGGCTTCTGTTAATGATGCATTGGTTTCTGTTGAGGCAGTTATTTCAAGTAACATTGTATTTGTTCTTAACGCACAAGCTTCTGTTCTTACTATACTGGCAGGCTTATCAGCAACAGATGTAAACCTACAGAATAATATTAATAGTGTATCAACAACAGTATCTGCGGTCAATGTTCAGGTAGGTATTAATGCTACACAGATTAATACATTATCTACTTCTATTACTGCTAATGCTTCAGCTATTGTTGTTAATAGTGACGCCATTACTTCTATTAACTCTGTGATTGCAGGCGGTGCTTTTGCAAGTGTAGGTACATCTGCTACACTAGAGACTAGGATTGCAGGTGTAAGCAGTACTATGGCTACCAGTATTAATAATAGTAACACAGCCATTACTAATCTATCAGCTACTCTTGCCTCTACCTCTGCGACTTTGGAAAGTCATATTAACACGGTTTCGGCTACCTTGTCAAGTACTAATGTTGCACTACAGACAAGTATTGGTAACAGCAATACTGCAATTGCTACACTATCAGCTACGATGGCAACAAGCATTGGTAATAAAGTATCTAAGTCTGGTGACACAATGACTGGAGACTTGTCGTTTGGTGATAACAACAAGATTAATTTAGGTGCAGGCTCAGACCTCAACTTGTATCACGATGGCTCTGACAGCATAATCGAGGATACTGGCACGGGCGACCTTATTATTAAGGCTTCTCAAAGAATATGGATGAAGGGTATTAACGATGAAACCCTCATCAGGTCTACAGAAAACTCTGAGATTTCGTTGTACCATAATAATAACGAAAAACTATCTACTTTACCTGGCGGAATCATAGTCTATGGTAACATTAAAGGTGCTACTTTAACTATTTCTGACATAGATTATCCAGCAGCAGACGGCACGGCTAATCAAGTTATTAAAACAGATGGCGCTGGAACCCTTTCTTTTACTTCAGTTATTACTGATGGCAGTGTTTTTGCAAGTGCGGGAACTTCTGCTACACTAGAGACTAGAATTGCCACAGTAAGTTCTACAATGGCAGCAAGTATTGCCTCTGTATCAGCTACTATGGCTACAAGCATTGCTAATAGTAATTCAAACATTGCCGCAGTATCTGTTCTTACAAAAACAAACTTAGATGCTATTGCTTCTGTTAATTCAATTGCGGTAGCTGCAGCAAGTGCAGGAACATCCGCAAGCCTTGAGACTCGTATTGCAACAGTAAGCTCTACTTTAGCTACGTCTATTGCTAATAGTAATGCAGCTATTGCCGCAGTAAGCTCTACGATGGCAACAAGTATTAACAATAGTAATACCGCTATTACTTCTGTAAATACTCGAATTAATTCTGTATCTGTTTTGGCCGAAACCAAAGCTAGTGCCGCTACATCGGCTAACTTACAAACTAGAATTAATGCGGTATCTGTTCTAACACAGACAAACAAAACAAGTATTGCCGCTAACGCTTCGGCTATTGCAGTTCTTCAGGGCGCTACTTATGCTAGTGCAGGAACATCAGCTACATTAGAAAGTAGAATTGCTGGTGTAAGTTCTACAATGGCAACGTCTATTTCAAATAGTAACTCAGCAATCGCAACTTTAAGTGCAACAATGGCGACAAGTATTGCCAATCATTTAAGGCTTTCGGGCGGTACACTTACAGGTTCATTGACCCTTAATGCAGACCCCAGTACAAATTTACAAGCAGCCACAAAAGCTTATGTAGATAATCTTACAGCCTCAAGTATCCACGTTCACGAAGCAGTAAGAGTAGAAACAAATACTACAAATCTAAATGCTACATATGATAATGGCTCTTCAGGTGTAGGTGCTACTCTTACTAATGCAGGAACTCAAGAAGCTTTGGTTATTGATGGTGTAACGCTTAACACAAGTGACCGTGTTCTTGTTATTGGTCAAACCAATCAGACACAAAACGGTGTTTATGTAGTTACTAATACAGGCTCTCCTTCTACTAACTGGATATTAACACGCTCAGATGATGCTGACACTTCTGGTGATGGCTCTCCTGATACCCTGGATGAAGGTTCTTACTTCTTTGTTCAAGAAGGAACTATTGGCGCTGCTCATTCTTTTGTTTGCAATACACAAGGAACAATTGTATTCGGAACAACTAATATTACCTTTGCACAGTTTAGTGATTCTGTTGAGTATACTGCAGGTACAGGTATTAATGTTAATGCCAGCCGTGTGATTTCTACATCAGGTGTAGCTACAACAGGACAGCTTACAACTCTTTCTGCTACGCTGGCTACAAGCATTGCTAATGTATCAGCAACATTAGAATCACGTATTGCTACAGTGTCTGCTCTTATTCCTACATCATTAACAGAGCTAGGAATTTCTGATGGTACTGCTGGTCAGTATTTACAAACTAATGCTAATGGAACATATTCATTTACATCTGTTGCAGGTGGCGGTTCTGGTATTTCAAACATAACAGCAGGCACTAATATAGCACTTACTCAGAATGGTGTTACTGTTACCGACACTACGACAAGTGCTACAATTAATGTAGTAGGTGTAGCTAGTGCTGGAACATCTGCCGCTTTAGAATCTCGTATTGCTTCAGTAAGCTCTGCAATGGCTACTAGTATTAACAATAGTAATGCCGCTATTACAGCTTTGTCAGCTACAATGGCTACAAGTATTAATAACAGTAATACAAACATCGCCGCTGTCTCTGTCTTAACAAAAACAAACAAAGATGCTATTACTTCTATCAATGGTGTGTTAGGAGATGGTAGTACTTTCGCAAGCGCAGGAACTTCTGCTACCCTGCAAACTAAAATTGCTACGCTGTCAGCTACAATGGCTACAAGTATTAACAACAGCAACACAGCAATTGCTACATTGTCAGCAACAATGGCTACGAGTATCAACAATAGTAATACAAACATTACTACTAATGCTGCCGCCATCACATCCATTAATGGTGTGTTAGGAACAGGGGCTTTTGCAAGCGCAGGAACCTCTGCTACATTACAAACTAAAATTGCTACGTTGTCAGCTACAATGGCTACCAGTATTAACAATAGAACCGCTGCAATTACATCTGTAAATACCAGAATTAATGCGGTGTCTGTTTTAACCAAGACAAATAAAGATGATATTACTTCCATTAATGGTGTACTTGGTGATGGCAGTGCTTTTGCAAGCGCTGGAACATCAGCTACGCTTCAAACCAAAATTAATACAGTATCATCTACAATGGCTACGAGTATTAACAATAGCAACTCAGCAATTGCCACACTATCAGCTACGATGGCTACAAGCATTAGTAATTATCTTCCTCTTGCTGGCGGCACGGTAACTGGCGACGTATCTTTCGGCGACGATGACAAAGCCATCTTTGGTGCTGGCTCTGACTTGCAGATTTATCACGATGGGTCGAATAGCTATGTGAAAGATGCTGGAACAGGGGATTTGTATATTCAAGGAACGCAACTTAGATTGCAATCCGCTACTGGAGAAAGCTTTTTTGTAGGTGTAGCAGATGGTTCTGCTTATGTTTATCACAATGGCTCAGCCAAATTAGAAACCACCTCCACAGGCATCGAAGTAACTGGTAATGTAGTGTCCGAAGTCGCAATCAATACACAGACTGGTACTACCTACACAACGGTTCTTGCTGACCAGTCCAAGCTGGTGACGCTTAATAACGGCTCTGCTATTACGCTAACTATACCTGCTAACTCCTCTGTCGCATATCCAGTAGGCACGAAGATTGACTTCGCTCAGTTGGGTGCAGGGCAGGTGACATTTGCTGGTGCTGGTGGCGTTACAGTAAACGGCACACCAACACTAAAACTAAGAGCGCAATATTCAGCAGCAACGTGTATTAAAATCGCAACTGATACTTGGTTATTGGTTGGTGACTTAGCGGAATCTTAAAATGTCAACGCTTGGTATCATAGCCTCGTCACATAAGTTTGAAGCAGGAAGGGTTACAATTGACCTTACGATTTCTAGTAATACAAATAATTATAATATAGTAACCGAAAGAGGTGGCACGTATGACGCTGGAAACACAGACGTAACCCTTACAATTAACTCTGGTGTTACGGTAGGCTCTACTGCTACCTTTACTCCTGCGCTAAATACTGGCTCCACTTGGACGACTGGAGATACTATTACCATTATCAACAACGGCACAATTAAAGGTCTTGGTGGTAATGGTGGTGCTGGTGGGGATGTTGTATATTCTAATACATCTGGTGATGGTTCTGCTGGCACTGTAGGTGGACGAGCTTTTCGTGCGCAGTTTGCCTGTACATTTACTAATAATGGCTCTGTCTATGGCGGCGGCGGTGGTGGAGGTGGTGGGGGAAGTATTCAAGGACTCGAAACCAAAACTATTCAAACTTATGCTTATGGCGGCGGCGGTGGTGGCGGCGGTGCTGGTGTTAATTCAAGCACAGGGGGAGCAGGCGGTACTGCGTCAGGTGCTACTCTTTTAGATAACGGTGATGCGGGTTCTTCTGGTACTGCAACTGCTGGTGGTTCTGGTGGTGTTGGTGGTTGGAATAATAGTGCTAGTACCTCTTCTGCTGGAGCAGGCGGTGCTGGAGGTGGTTTAGGTTCTAGTGGTAGTACTGGAGTTACTCCTACAGGTGGCATTTCTAACGGCACTGGCGGCGCTGGTGGTTTAGCTGGTCACTATCAATTTGGTGCATCTTTTATTAATGGTGGCGCTGGCATTGGTGGAACAGTAGGTGGTAGAAGTACAGGTTGACATAAATAACAAAAAAGGTTATAATAGTAAAATGAATTATAAAATACACGTATCAGGTTATATTGAAAGCACTCAACAGTTGCTTGTTTCTTTTTCTTCTGATGACACAAAGCATGAGGCTAAAGATTATCAGTCGTTAGCTTTTGATATTGTTCCTTATGGTGACATGAGTGTTTCAGATATTTTAAAAGAAATTGCCAAGCAAGCTCCAACGCTTTGTCAAGACATTGTTATGTATGAAAAAGTTACAGACAACAGCGAGAAGTCAGAAGAGTTTAGGGCTTTAATTGGTAAAGAGTTTGTATATGAACATAAAGATTTATTTATTACTGATGCCGTCCAGTTACTAAAAGAATCAGCACCAGAGGCGGTTGAGTCCGAAACATTGTAATGACTATACAAAGCGATATTAACTTTGGTCCTAATAAGAACACTGACAATAAACTGTTGGTGTCTGCTGCTTTTAATATCCACGAAAGTGGCTATATGAGCAGAGACAGTGCGCTTGAAATAGGACATAACAATGGAGAAATAGTATACCATCCAACAATTTCTGGACTAATTAGAAGCGGTGAAAATCATTTGCTAACTAAAGGTCGTATTCGTATTATTTACGATTTACATGATAGTGTTACTCCAGAACATATTGAAAACTATATTACATATATTACAGCAGACCAACCAAACGTAAGAGCTATCCACGAGCCTGTATCTAATTCAATACATGTGTTTTATAACATATCTTATACTCAAGATACATTTAGAGAACTACCTGCTAAGTATGCGCCTCTGTCTGATAAATCTAAATTTATGGTTAGTGAAGGTAGTGACATGTTTTGTTTCCTTAGAATTGATAATGAGCCTGAAGCATGGACTGTAGAGTACAGAGACATTACTAATAATGCTACGATTAACAAACAAGGAGGATTATGTTATGTCATATTTAGTACCGCTGTGTCTGTTAATGGGAATCTTTTGGTTCCTGCTAAAGCATACAAAGTAACTTCAGACACTCTTGAAGTTACTGTATCTGAGAATACAAAAGTTGTGAGGATGTATCGTGATTAACTTTATTAAAGCATTGTATCACTGGTCAAAAATACGTAAGGACAAACCAGTCGATAGACCTAAAAGACTTTTTAAGATAGTAAATTTGTTTGGAACTAAACGATATATGAAGACACGTGATAAGTTTCTTTCCAATCCAGACACTGCTGCTCTATTAGAAAGAGATAAAACCTTATCAGTCTTAATGTCTAACTACACAAAGTTTAAACGATATAAAAAAGGAACGCTTGGTAAAGAGATATATGAGTTTATGCAATCAGAAGAAGTTGACTATGCTAAATTAATAGCAGACTTCGGAGGATTTACTGATGGCTACGATGCACGTGAAAGGGACATACATGATATTATCCACGTTGTTTTTGGCTATAGTCGCTCTCGCTTTGGGGAAGGCGCAACGATAGCTACACACTATTGGCAGGGTAATTCTTTTGGAATAGCCTTTGCTGTTTTTATGGGCATTGCTCGACAGATGTTAATACAACCATCAACAGCTAGATTAATGTACACTGCTATTAGAGATGTATACAAAAGACAGAAGGGGATTAACTTTCATGCCTACCCGTTTGAGGACAATTTAACAAAGGACATCAACATCATAAGGTATGAGCTTAAGATACCAAGTAAAACCCATGCAATCCAAACGGTTGACAGGTTATCTAAATGGGATTAGTATTATCTATTGTTTACAATGAAATTTAAAATTAAAAAAGAAGACTACTTAGATAAAAAAATATTTGATAGGTTATATGATGAAGCCTATAGTAAAATAAGTTTTAACAGAAAAAAAGATTTAAACTTAAAGCAAGAGCTATGGACCAATACCAAAACAAAAACACTTTGTGTTTACTATTTAGATGACTATATAGTAGGAATAGGTACTTACATTATTCGAAATAACATTATGTACTTCATAACTCCAACGTGGGGAAAGACAAAAGAAGGCTCTCATTCTTGGTGGTATACAGAAGAATATCAAGAAGCTCTTTCACAATTTATGAAAGACTTAGGAGTAACAACAATAATTGCGGGACATAATACAGATAGTCCAGCGGCAAAGGCTATAACAAAACACTTTGGATATTATGGTAAACATTTATCTAAAGCTACGTTACACAACCCTTCTGATGTAATGCCAGTTGATTTAGTAAAGTTTTACCCTAAACCAATGAAAGCATTTAGGGTAGAGATTAAAGCGTAGTATTGCTTATTAGAGAGTTTTGTTGTATAATAAACCAATTACTATTTCTAGCAGAAGGACAAGAATAATGAAAAATGTAGACAAAGGTGTAATTGATTTGGGAGCAATTGGTGTCACTACGGGAGCTTTATTTGAGGTTCTTCCTAGCATCACTGCTTTAGCTTCGCTTATATGGGTTCTTCTAAGAATCTACGAAACAGAAACAGTTCAAAAATTATTAAAGAAACAGTAGGATAAAAATATGGCATCAACGTATACAACACGAGTAGGTCTTGAAAAGCAGGGTGATGGCGAAAATGCTAACACATGGGGACTTGTTCTTAATACAAATGTAATTGACCTTGTAGATGAAGCTGTTGCTGGATACGAAACGATTAGTCTTGCAGGGGGTGGCATCACACTAACAGATGACGATGGAACATCAAACCAAGCTAGAAACTTTGGATTAAAGTTTAACGGTGCATTAAGTGCTGATACTACGGTAGTTGTTCCTGCTAAAGAAAAAATTTATTTTGTACATAACAGTACAACAGAAAACTTTAATATCTTTTTAAAACCTTCAGGCGGCACTGCGGTAACAGTTGTAGATTCTGGGAGAAGCATGATAGCTGCTGTAGATGGTTTAAATATTAACCTATTAGAAAGCGTAGACCCAGCTGTTTTTGCTACTAAAGTAGAAGTTCAAACACTATCTGCTACGATGGCAACTAGCATTGCGAATGTATCTGCAACTCTTGAAACACGAATTGCTGGAGTATCAAGTACTCTTGCTTCTACTTCGGCAACTTTAAACAGCAGAATTAATACAGTGTCTTCAACGATGGCTACCAGTATTAACAATAGCAACGTAGCTCGTGCTTCTTTATCTGCGACTATGGCAACAAGTATTAACAACAGTAATACAGCTATTGCTGCAGTGTCTTCTACAATGGCTACCAGCATTAACAGCAGCAACTTAGCAATTACTTCTATTAATAATATTCTTAATGGCGGTGCTGCTTTTGCAAGCGCAGGCACATCAGCAACTCTTCAAACTAAACTTGACACTACTTATAAAACCAATATAGCTAATACGGTAAGCGCAGGAACATTTACTCTTCTTGATAGTGTTGCGCTTAATATAGGCACGGACTCAGACGCAGAGCTTTATAACAATGGTTCTCATTTATACCTAGATGTAAATAATAGCCAGAACTTTTATATTAGGGATGGTGCGGATTCTAATGCAACAAAGTTTACATTCACTGTAACCGCTGGTGATTTTACAGCAGCTGGCGACATTACAGCATTCTCAGACGAAAGACTTAAAGACAATGTAGAAACACTTGACGGCAGTAAAGTATTTGATATGCGGGGTGTTTCGTTTACTAAAGATGGTAAAGAAGGTTCAGGTGTTATTGCTCAAGAGATTGAAGAGATTGCTCCAGAACTTGTTAACAATACAGGAGAATATAAATCTGTTGCTTATGGTAACTTAGTAGGTTATTTAATCGAAGCAATTAAAATTCTTAAAGATGAAGTTAATGAACTAAAAGGGAAGTAATATGCCAGGACTTTCTGCGACAAACATAACCTTAGAAACTATTGCCTCAGTGTATGACGGAGTTCCAGGAACTTCTTCTATTAGTCTCAGTAATTATTATAGAGTAAGTTCTACTCTTCTTTTTACCAATAATGTAGATTTATATGACGAAGATAGGGCTGATGGCCCGCCTTATGATATTCACGTAAGGCCAGAAATTTCTACTGTTCCAATTATTACTGTTTCAACAACTCCAGTTAGCGCTCAACTTCCTATTTCATTTTCTGACTTCAGCAATACCAACAACAAAGCGCCTACTTATTCAAAGAAATTTATAGTAGGTATTAGAGAAGGAATTAAGGGAGCTCCTGATACGTATGGATATGATTTAAATTTAAATGTTTTAACTGGTCCTTTCGGCAGTATTAATAATAGATACCTTTCTATACCTGGTGTTACAGCTACTGACAATTATTACAACCATGGTATTAATGAAATAACACAAAATGACACTGGTACATTTAGAATTACAATGAGTAATACTAACAACGGAAATACAGGGTGGTCTAATATACAACTTTTTGATAATGGAGGAACAAAACAAGTAAGCATTAATAGAACTGATTTTGGTTCTTTTAATACAACCATTGCAAGGGCTGTGTGGGGAGAGAATATCGGCAACTCTTTTTTAAGAACTAGGTCTGCAGGAACTACAGTTACAATGGAATTTAATTAAAATGAGCTATACATTAGAATATCCAGCAAAGGTAGATAGACAAACTTTTGAAAGATTGTTTGATGAAGCTGAAAGTTACGCACAACCTGAAATAGACCGTGTAGGAGGAAGGGAAAAACTTCTTGAAGGAATGTGGAAAGACCACAACTCTGAGCAATGGGAATCACGTGTATATAAAGTAGATGATTACGTTGTAGGGTGTGGTCTTTTTAAACGTGATGTTCCTTTAGATGATGACAGGTATTTGTTTTATTTTGAAACATTACTTGGAAGAACACGGGAAGGCTCTAAAGCTTGGTGGTATTCTGAAGAAGCTGTTAAAGCAGAAAAAAAGTTTTTGTTAGACAACTCTATGGTCGGTACAGTTTCTCCTGTTAATGTAGACGCAAGACCTTTTTCTGTTGCGGGAGAAAGAACATGTAAATCTTTTGACGGACAACAATATTTTTCAAAGTATTCTTTTAGAACTATGCGAGAAACTTTTCCAGAGCTTATGGGAGATGTGTTTCAATATCCTGAAAATCAATTTCAAATTTTAAAGATAGATATATAATATGGCATCAACTGACACAAGGCCGCTAACGCTAAACTTCTTACCTGGTTTTCATAGAGAGTCTACACAGTACTCTGAGGAAGGCAAATGGTATGATGGTAATCGTGTGCGCTTTCGTGAAGGTAAGCCAGAAAATCTTAGAGGATATTTAAAGTTTTCTGAAGATGTAATAAGCGGTGTTGCTAGAGATATTCTAACTTGGAGTGATAATGAAACTAGACCATACGTAGCTATAGGTACGAATGTTCAATTATATACTATTCAAAATGAAGTGCAGTATGATGTAACGCCAATTACTTTTACAGTTTCTGTTTCAGGAAACTTTACAACTTATACAGACAAAACTTTAGTTCGTGTTAGCATGACTAATACCCCTGTTAGCACAGGCGATAGAGTTCAGTTTGTTGATGTTAATACTTTAGGCGGCAATTTAAATATTAATGGCATTTCAACAGCTGTAAGTATTTCGGGAACAAATAGTTTTTATATTGATGCGGGAACAACAGCATCTTCTGCAGCTGCCGACCAAGGGACAACGGGTAGTATTAATGTTCTTTTAAATGTAGCAGAGCCAAATGCTATTCAAGGTTTGGGCTATGGTGCTGGTGTATATAATGCTGGTGTCTCCGTTAGCGGAGCTAGAGCTTGGAATGAGCCAGCAGAGTCAAGTGACATTGTTTTGCTTCCTGCTATGTGGGAGCTTGACAACTGGGGCGAAGACCTTATGGCTTTGCGTAGAGGAGACAACCTATACTACTTAGATATTGATGCCTCTCTTACTCCAGTAAGGGCTGTGAATGTTACAGCTTCTCCTACAGCAACCACCTTCCTTGTGTCTCCCAATGATAGGCACGTTGTTTGTTATGGGGCTAGAGCTTTTGCTACAACAGTAGGAACAGGAACTAACCCTATGTTGGTTCGTTGGTCTGACCAAGAAGACTTTACCAATTGGACACCTAGTGCTATAACAACTTCAGGCGAGGTTGTACTGGCTGAAGGCTCAAGAATTATCGGAGCCAATCGTTCTCGTAATGCTATTAATATTTGGACAGACAAAGCTATGTATACGCAATCTTTTGTTGGCCCTCCTTTTATCTTTAACTTTACACAGGTTGGTTCTAACTGCGGATTAATTGGGCAACATGCTTCTGTTGATTATGATGGTGTTTCTTTTTGGATGGGCGACAATAACTTCTATGCGTTTGATGGTAGAGTACAAACTTTACCTTGTACAATTAGACGCCATATATTTGAAAACTTTAATTATACAAATAAAGAAAAAGTATACGCAGGCATTAATGCAGAGTTTAAAGAAATTATTTGGTTGTATCCATCAAGCGGAAGCACTGAACCAGACTCGTATGTTATCTATAATGTAGAAGAACGTACGTGGGTATATGGTAAATTATTTGAGAACGGAACGGTAACTGTTTTTGCTGACAAAACTGTTTATCCTAATACTCTTACCGTAGGAAGCACTACAGGCTCTGGAACAATTTCCTATTTGTTTAACAACGAGCCTAACAATATTTATACAGGAGAAGGAGTTGCTCTTCCATCTTTCTTGGAATCTGCTGAGTTTGATTTGGAAGAAGGTAAGAAGATGATGTTCTTGGATAGAATTATTCCTGATTACTATCTTGATTCAAACGAATCTGTTGAAATGACAATTGAAATTAAAGACTATCCAAATGCACCAACAAGAACTAAGGGGCCATTTACTATTGCACAGGGAACGCAGAAGGTAGACTTTAGAGCCAGAGGTCGATTGGCTAATGTAAAGGTATCTGCTAATAGCACGGGTGCGTGGAGATGGGGTTCTGTTAGAATGTCTATGCAGCCAGATGGAGACAGATAATGGCTACGTATCCTGGATTACCTAGTTACACAAAGATTACTACAGTGCAACAACTAGAAGATATTGTTCGTACATTTGTAAATGAATTGACAAGAGAACTTGACTTAGAAGACCAGAAGCAAACAAACGCACCTTCTACTAAAATCTATACAGTAACAACTGTAACGGAAATTGGTAGACCTGCACAGGGAGATGTTGCTTATTCTGTTAGCTCAAGTAAGTTTAGAGGGTATACCACAACGGCAACGGGGTGGGTAGATTTTAATTAGGGTATGGTATATTAACAACAAATATAGTATAATAAAGGCAATTAAATAAAGGAACAAACTATGGCATATGGACAAAATATGAACGCACCTATGGCGGGGATGACGGGACTAGCTGCTCTTAAAGGCAGGCAGGGTGATAACACTTTGGTTCATGTTAACCCAATGGAACTTAAAGCTTTAGATAACATGGCTCCAGGGGGTCTTACACGTAATCCATATACAGGTTTGCCTGAAGCATTTAAACTTAAAGACCTTCTTCCTACATTAGGGGCTATTGCTGGTACTGTGTTTCTTGGTCCTGCATATGGTGCAATAGTTGGAAGTGGTCTTGGCGCTGCAGGCGGTACAGCATTAGCAGGTGGTAATACAGAAGAAATTTTAGGGGCTGGTCTTGTATCAGGCGCTACTGCTGGTTTGTTTGGAGGTGCTTCTCCTGCCGCAGCAGCAGACAAAGCAGCACAAGAAACTATTAAAGAAACGCTTGCACAAGAAACAGCAGGACAAGCAGGTACTGGCTCATTATTAGCCGATACTGCCACTACTACTGGCACTAGTTTTATTCCAGATAGTATTAAAAATTTTGCAAAAGCTCCAATTAAAACAGCAGCAGATTTTTTACCAGACAGTATATCTCCTACAGCTGGTTACTTAGACGCAAATAAATTAGCTGCTGCAACAGCCGATACAGGCCTTCGAACTGCTGCGCAAAAAGCAGCAACACAAGCAGGCAGAGAAGCTTTAGTTAAACAAGGTTTAGCTGGTGCAGCGGGTGCAGCTTTGGCTACCCCTGTTAATATGCCTGGTGAACCTCCAGTAGGGCCAGCAGTAGGCCAAGAGTTTAAAGCAGAGCAAACAGCCAGCCGAGAAGACATTGATAAATATATTAGACAAGGTGGTGTAATGCCTAGTTTCTTTAATACAGGTTTTGTACAAGCAGAAGAAGGCGGTCAAATTGCTACCGCACCTATGTTCTCTGGCAAGGTAGAAGGCAGGGGCGATGGTATGTCTGATGAAGTACCTTTTGAAGTAGTAGGTGACCCAGAAATTGATACAGCAATGTTAAGTCCAGATGAGTATGTTATGGACGCATATACAGTAGCGGCACTTGGCAACGGTTCGTCCGATGCAGGTGCTGAAAAATTAGACGCATTTAGGAAAGAGTTGAGAGACAGGGTATACGGAAAGAAGGAGCAGCCTAAAGAAATAGATGGTGCTAAAGAACTTAGTAAACTTGCTTAATGAACCAAGAGTATTATCAGGTGCATCCACAAGATGTACATCAAAACTGGGAATTGTTTGAAGCTTTAATTTATAAAGCAATGACAAAGACCCAACAAGAAGAATACAGCCTACAAGGTTGTTACACTAGATTAACAAACAATCAATGGCAGTTGTTTGTAATATTAAAAGAAGGTGAGCTTGAATCTATTATAGTTACTTCCGTACTTCCTTTTGATATATGTTGTTATTTAAATCCTATGTTTATTACTGGAGTGGGCAACAACAAAGTAGATTTAGATTACATGCAAAAGTGTCTTGAAGAAATTGCTGTTAAATTTAAATGCGATAAGATTATAGGTGGCGGCAGAAAAGGATGGAAAAAAGTTTTAAGTAAATTTGGATACAAAGACCTTAACTTGGTGGTAAAACAATTATGATTACATTTGAAAAGAAAAGCAAATATGGCGACTTTAATGACACACTAGGAATGTCTATCGACACTGGTGATAAGTGGCTTAATAAAAAATTAAATGCTAATATTTGTTACGGTAAAGGTGGCGGCGGTGGTGGTGGTAAACCACAAGATGTACCAAAGACCCTTCAGCCATATGTCACAGATGTTTTAGGAAAAGCCAAAGGTTTATATGGAAGCTATCAGCGTTTTCAAGGATACCCAGGTGAACGTATTGTAAGTTTTAGTCCACAAGAACAAGCTGCTATGGGCGGCATCGAAGGTTTGGTAGGACGTGGTATTTCTGCAACACCAGGATTAACTGCCGCCTCTACTTACTATGCTCCTGCTTTAGGCTTATTGGGAGCAGGTGCAGCACAACAAGCAGGCGCAACAGGTTTACTTGGTCAAATCTCTCCAACTTTAGGAGCAGCAGGCCAACAGATTGGACAAGCAGGAGCAACCATAGGAACAGCTGCAGGAGATATTGGTCAGTTTAGAACAGGTATTTCTGGCGCACAACAAACATTAGCAGGTGTTAGCCCAGAACTTGCGGCATATAGAGCAAGGCTTGCTGGTGCTGAACAAGCTTTGGGGGCTACTGCGCCTACACTTGGTCAGTTTGAAAGTCAACTACAACAAGCAGCACAAACATATGGTGGCGCACAGCAACAGCTTGGAAGAGCAGAAGAAGCCGCTAGAGCAGGCGCAGGTCGTGCAGAACTTGGTGACTTAGATGTTGCTAGATACATGGACCCATATCAACAGCAAGTAATTGATATTGAAAAAAGACAGGCCAGACAAGATGCCTTACAAGCTGCACAAGCCATTGGCGCTAAAGCAGCAGGCATGGGAGGCTTTGGTGGTTCACGTCAAGCTATCCTTGAGGCACAACAGGCATCAGACTTAGGCACACGTCTTGCAGATATTCAAGCACGTGGCTCTCAAGCTGCCTATGACCGTGCATTGCAAACAGCGGCACAACAACAACAACTACAATATGGTGAAGATGTAGCTAGATTACAAAGACAGTCTGGTCTGGGTCAAGCTCTTGCAGGACTATCAGGCGCACAAGCAGGTATTGGGCAGCAACAAGCAGGTCTTGGTATCTCTGGTTATGGTGGGCTTGCACAAGCAGGCCGTGATTATGCTGGTCAGCTTGCAGGTTTGGGTGGTCAATATGGACAGATAGGACAACAGATAGGTTCACTAGCAGGACAGCAGGGACAACTTGCAGGACAGTTTGGAACTGTAGCAGGACAAGTAGGTCAGCTTGGAGGACAGCAACTTGGAGTTGGTCAAGCCCTTGGTCAGCTGGCTGGTCAATACGGCACTGGTGCAGGCGCTATGGGACAACAGGCAGCAGGTCTTGCAGGGTTATCTCAAGCATTTGGTGGTCTTGGTCAACAGGCTCTTGGTCAAGGATACAGAGAACAGGGCTATCTTTCTGGTGTTGGAGAGCAGCAACGTGGTATGCAGCAACAACGTGCAGACCTTGCCTATCAACAGTTTGTTGAAGAGCGAGAGTTCCCTTCTACACAGCTTCAAAAATACTCATCACTTATTCAAGGCTTTCCTTTCCAGTTTAGTCAAACACCACAGCAACCTAGTTCATTCCAAACAGCTGCAGGCGGCATTGCTACTTTAGGCGGTTTAGGTCGTGGTCTTGGTTTCTTTAACAAAGGCGGTGACATTGGCAAAGGAACAAAGTATCTTCAAGAGGGAGGCATTGCTGGCCTTTCGGGATATGGCATAGATGATATTAAAAAATATCTTATGGAAACAAGATTAACAAGAGAAGAAGAATTAGAAAAAATTGCTGACCAAAAACGTCAAGCACAAGCTTCTGCTTTATTGCAAGCTGGCGCAGGTATTATGCAAGCAGACCCTCGTGCTGGTGGACTTGCTGCTCTTATTCAAGGGGCGGGAGCCGCTGCTCCAGGACTGTCAGAGCTTGCAAGTATTAGACAATCTGAAAAAGGTATTGGTAGAAAAATAAGAAAAGCTGATATTGAAGACGCTTTAACTATTAAAAAACTAGAAGAATACGAAGCTGATAGAATAGCAGCACTTGCAAAAGCCAAAAAAGATGCTATACCTGACGACCCTATTACTCCAGCCCTTGCAAATTCTATAGCAAAGCTGGTCGCCGCAAGATTTGACTATACTTTTAATGATGAAACGGGCGAGGTTAGACAAGCAAGCGGTGACTCTCTTACACAAGACCAAGCTGCAGAAGTTTCTCAATTAATAACAGATGCTCTTGGAGAGGTGCAAAGAACTGGAAAACTTCTTGAGGGTTCAAGGTTTATTAGCTCTTATGGAAGATAGGAGCATACATGGCTTTTATAAATCCTCAAACAAAAGAATTTAAAGAAGCTCTTGATGCTGTAAATGCAGCTGAAGGGAATGTTGAACAACAACTTTCAATACTAAAAGATAAAAATATTGAGCCAGAAGATTTTTTACAAACATTAAGCGAGCTTCAAACAGCAGAAGAAGTAACTGGGGATGCTTCTCAGTTTATTGGCGAGCCTGCTCCAACAGGGTTTGACCCTGGAAAAGCTGTTGCTGGTGGTGTAGCCCGTGGCGTCAAAGCGGTTGGAACTCTTGGCTCTCAAGCTATTGAGACAGTAGCTGGCAAAGAAGCTCGTGAAAAAACTGAAAATGTTTTTCAAGAAGCTGCTGACTATGTTGATACTAATCTTAAAAAACTTCCAGGCGGTGCTGCAATATCAAGAGCCGCTAAAGAAACATTTGACCCTGAGTTGTCTACAGCAGAAGAAATAGGTGCGTTCTTTGTTCCGTTTGGTGCAGCAATGAAAGGTCTTACTGCAGCAACCAAAGGTCTTCAGACAGCATCTCGATTGGGAACTGCTGCAAAAGCTGGAACTATTGGTGTGGCTGCTGATGTCCTTACAAGAGAAGAGGACGAAGTATTTTTGCCAGAGATTATTTCTTTACTTGGTCCTGAAGCAGAAGGATTAGCGGCAGCAATTACAATTAATCCAGATGACACTGTAGCAGAAAAAAGATTAAAGCAAATAGCAGATAGCACTTTAGGTGCAGGTGTTGCCTCTAGCTTAATTAAAAGTTTAGGTTTTATTGGTAGGAAAACATTAGGCAAGGCTCAAGCTTTACGTGAAAATGTTGCAAAACCTTTAGAAGAAACAATCGACAAAACACCATTAGAAGCTAGAGTAGTTGAAACTGCTCCTAATGAATATAGACAGCAGGGTAAAATTAGACAGACAATCGGAAAGGTTAACACTGGTCTTGGTCGTCTATTTACTTCTACTGCTGCAATGCCAAAAGAAATGTTTGACTCTTATATCAAAAGCAGAGGTTTTGTTGAGGGTATGGATTTAATTGTGCAAGGTGAAGCTAGAAAACTTGATAAACTAATCAAAAAAACAAAAGTAAATCGTCAAGATGTAAATAGGGTATTGCTTGGTGAGGATGTTCCTGGACTGCCTCAAGAGGTGGTTGACCAAGCAAAAGTTGCACGTGATATGATTAATGATAATCAAGTTATTATTCGTGATGCTCTTAATGTGGCAGATGATAGTGAATTTGGTCTTGCTTTAGCAGAAGATGGTAGCACTTACATTACACGTGTATTTGAATTTACTACAAATCCTAAATGGTCTAAAGATATTGTTAAGGGATTAAAGGGACAGCTAAAAGGTACTACTGGACATAATGCTGATGTTATGGAAGTAATTCACAACGCACGTGGACACATTAAAAAAAATAATCCAGAGCTTACTGAAGCTCAAGTTGATGGTGTCATTGAGCAAATTGTGAAGAGTGGGCAAAAAAATAATCAAGCTACTATTATTAGCGACCTCTTAGGAGGTGGAGGTGCATCTGCAGGAGTTAAAGTTTTAAAAGGTAGAAAAGATATTGACAAACCAATTCTTGAGTTATTAGGTGAAGTTAAAGACCCTATTAGAAATATTAGGGAAACAATGAGAAACCAAAACAAACTGATTGCTAAGTCTAATTTTTTAAAAGATATTAAATCTTTTGCTGAACAAAACGTAGGTAAAGAAATTAAACTTGGTAAATTATTTCCTGTCTTTCCAGAAGAAACAGCTACATTTTTAAACAAAGCAGAAGTAGGTGTTAGTAGAAATGTTGGTGAGCTTGCTGAAAAAGAGTTAGGAAAGCTTGGAGGTTCTGGTGAACCCTTTGGCCTTAATAAATTTACAACCACTGATACTCTTCATAAAATGCTTGATGAAGGTATTGATGTCTTTGGCTTTGATAACCCTGTTGGCAAAGGTTGGTTAAACGTATTTGCTAAACCAGCAGCTGTTGGTCAGGCAATGGAAACCGTCTTTGACCATACTGCGCATATGGTTAACACTTATGGTATGTTCCAACAGCTTGCTATGAATGGTAACTTTTTACGTCCTAGTATTTTTAAAAATGCAAAAAATTCAGCATATACAATGTATCAGAAGGCAGCTAAGAATGACCCAGAAGCTTTACGGTTTTTAGCAAAACTTAAAGAGCGTGGTGTAATTGATTCAAGTGTTGTTGCCGAAACAGTTAAAAGAAATGTTGATAGGTTTGGAGAGGGGGCTGAAGGCATTCTTTCAAAAACTGCTAAAGCTCCTTTTCGTGGGGCTGCTGCTGTGTATGGGGGCGTTGATGATTTTGGTAAAGTAATTGCAATGCAGTCAGAAATGGCTGCGTATAAAAAAGCATTCCCAAACGCTACTGATGACGAGATATTTGACTATGCTGCTGATGTTGTACGTAATACAATGCCGTCATATTCTACAGCTGCTCCTGCTGTAAGGGCGTTGTCACGCATTCCTTTTGGTACATATGCTACATTCCCAGCAGAAGTTTTAAGAACACAAAAAAATATAATTAAGATTGGGTTAAAGGACATACGACAGGGAGTTGCAACGGGAAATACTGCTCTTGCTTCTACAGGACTTCGTAGATTGTCTGCTTTGGGAGGAACAACAGCAGGAATTGAGTATGCCATTAGAGAAAACAACGAAGAGTTAGGCGTTTCTGAACAAGACATTAGAGGAATTAATCTTATGGTTCCTGAATATCAAAAAAGTACTCTTAAAGTTATTACAAAGCCGCTTGCTATGGACCCTGAAACTGGACACATTATGACACAGTTTACTGACTCAGGTTCTTTAGATGCAGCACAGTTTGTTAAAGGACCAATCAGAGCAATACTTGGAAGGGTAATGGCTGGCGATGATGTAACAGATAGAGAAGTTGATAGCATATTTACAGATGCGTTTAAAGAAGTATATTCTCCTTTTGTATCTGAAAAGTTTTTAACTAGAGCCGTAATTAATGCTTATACTGGAATGGATGAAGAGGGCAGACCAATTCGTCGTGGTCTTTCAACAGTAGATGACATTCAGGCTACAGCCCAAGAGCTTGGTAAGGTTTTAATTCCAGGCTCTATTAAAGCTGGACAAAAAGTTTTGAGAGCAGACCAATCAGAAATGCTTAGAGGTGTTGGAAAAGGCCAAACTGCTGCTGGTTTTCCATTGAGAAAAGAAGAGCAGATGAAATTTTTTACAACTGGCATTCGTAATAATACAATGGATGTTACTAAAGCAATGGGATACAGCATGTATCAAGACTCCAAAGAAATTGATGGAACAAAAGATGCGTTTAAAAATTACATTAGACAAATACCAGACCGCCCTCTTACGGCAGAAGATGTTCAAGATATAGTAAACGAATATTCTAGACTGCAAGAAATTAAAAAAGAAAGAATGGCTGAACTATCTGATAAAGTAAATGTGTTTCGTAATATGACCTATGTAGACAAAGACGGGGACGAGAGAAAACTTGGACTTCAAAATGTTATTAAAGCGTCTACATCAGATAGCAAATATCCTATAGACTCTAAGATTATCTATTCTTCCGTACGTGGGCCTAAAGGAGATGGAGTTTTTATGCCTGATTCTTTATCAACAAACGAATTAGTTGAACTTGTTAAGGATAGAAAGTTTCCTTTTGATGTTGTTAAACAGCTAAAAAGAGCAGAAGCTGGATTTACTGGTCAACCTTTGCGTGAAACAAAACAATGAAGTATAATAGGGAAGAATTAATCGAACAACTAGTAGACCATGAGGGGTTAGAGTTAAATGTATACAAAGATAGTCTCGGCATTGAAACAATTGGTATTGGTCGTAACCTCGTGGACAGAGGCATTACAAAAGAAGAAGCCTATTACCTCTGCAATAATGACATTAGCATCGTTGAGTTGGAACTTATGGCTGAGTTTCCTATTGTTAGCGACCTTGATGCTGTTCGTCAGCGGGTGGTTATTGATATGGCTTTTAACATTGGTGTCCCTCGTCTTACGGGGTTTAAGAAAATGTGGGCAGCAATTCACTGCGGTGATTATGAAGAAGCTGCGTTAGAAATGATGGATAGTAAATGGGCAAGACAAGTAGGTAGACGTGCTGAACGGTTGTCATCAATGATGGAGTTAGGAGTAGAGTAATGGGTAAGTACGCCTCAATTACAAGAACAGGTAGAAACGAAGACTTTAATCTACACGTTAAGCGTGGTTTTGTAGAGGGTCATGAACACATACATAAGTTTGGATACAATCTTACAGTAAGTACGACTGAACGTCCTGTTTGGGATGGTGCTATTGAATATGTTTATCCAACATCAGCTGGTCCTTGTCTTGTTGCAAGTACTACGGCAGTAGATACAGGAAGCAAGATTACTGTTCAAGGGCTTGACCAAGACTACAACCAGATAACAAACATTGTAACTCTTAATGGCACTACAACTGTAGCAACTAGCGGTACTTTTTTCCGTGTGTTCCGTGCCTTTATTAGTAATGACGTAAGTTGCGTAGGTGATGTAAACATTAATCTTGATGGTAACTTAAATGCTCGTATTGACCAAGCAGAAGGTCAAACACTTATGGCTATTTATACTATACCTGCTGGATATACAGGTTATCTGCAGCAAATGAACATGGCTACTGGAACTGAGCTTGCGAATAAATACATTACAGTAAGCTATAAAGAACGTGAGCCAGGTGGTGTGTTTAGAACAAAAGCTAAGTACACTCTTGCTAATCAATTTGCAGAAGAGCGTTATCCTTATCCATTAGAAATACCAGAAAAAACAGACGTTCAAATTAGAGCAAGGTCAAGCAGTGGTGAAAACGAAATGTCTGCTTTGTTTGATTTACTGATTATTAAAAACGAATACACCGTTTAGGAGAATACTATGTGGCAATCATTACTATCACCAATCAGCAGTCTTGCTGGCAAGTGGATGGAGGGGCGTCAGCGTAAGACAGAACTGAAAGGCAAGCTTGAAGAAGCAAAGCTAAAGGGACAAATCAAACGTGCTTCTAGCGATGCGGCATGGGAAACCAAAGCTATGGAGGCTTCTTCTGATTCTTGGAAGGACGAGCTTTGGACACTTTTTTTCGTTGGCTTGCTATGTGCCTGCTTCTATCCTCCAGCACAACCATACATTGCAGACGGGTTTAGATTCCTCAGAGAGGACTGTCCTGAGTGGCTATCGTGGGGCATACTCGTAAGTATTGGTGCAAGCTTCGGTGTTAAATCAATCGGTGCGCTTAGAAAGTAAGTGCTGCTGACATCATCTCGTCAATCATAGACTCAAAGGTGTACTTAGGTTTCCAGCCTAGTACATCTTTTGCTTTTGTGGAGTTGCCTAACAACAAGTCTACTTCTGCAGGTCTGTAAAACTCTGGATTAATAGTAACAACTGTGTTGCCGTTCTCGTCCTTACCTACTTCGTCTGGTCCAGGCTCTCCCTCCCAATACACCCGCATATCTACAGACCTAAAGCAACGCTCTACAAGCTCTCTTACGGAGTGCAGTTCACCCGTAGCTAGTACGTAGTCATCTCCTTGTGGCTGTTGTGTCATTAAGTGCATACCTTCTACATAATCTTTGGCATGTCCCCAGTCACGCTCTGCGTCTAGGTTACCTAGTTCAATGTGTGTCTGTTTACCCTGTGCAATCTTAGCTACACCCTGTACAATCTTCTGCGTAACAAACTCAGACCCACGCCACGGTGACTCGTGGTTAAACAAGATACCATTAGAGGCATGAATGCCATAGCTTTCACGGTAGTTCTTTACTGTCCAGAAGCCAAACTGCTTTGCTACCCCATAAGGAGAGCGTGGATAGAAGGGTGTAGTCTCTGATTGTGGTGTTTCCACAACCTTCCCATAAAGCTCAGACGTGGACGCCTGATAGAATTTGGTATGACCCTCCATGCCTAGTGTACGAATGCACTCCAGCAGCCTTAATACCCCCATAGCATCGACATCTGCGGTGTACTCTGGTACGTCAAAGGAGACACGCACGTGTGACTGTGCCGCTAGGTTGTATACTTCATCGAATAGGTGTGTATCGAACAGACGCATTAGACTGCCAGCATCGGCTAGGTCGCCGTAGTGTAGCGTTAGATTAGGATGGTCTACTAGGTGGGCAATACGTTGTGCTGGCTCTGATGACACACGGCGGCGCAGGCCATGTACTTTGTAGCCCTTGTCCAGAAGAAGCTCTGCTAGGTAGCCCCCGTCTTGTCCTGTAATGCCTGTAATAAACGCAGACCTTTCTGCAAACTTATTCATCGGGGGTAGTTTCATCTTCTTCCTCTTCTTCAAAATCTTCTGGGAAAGTTTTCATAAACAACTCGTATATTTTTTCTTTACCTATGGTGTGCATAGCAGCACAGATACGTCCTTCTAGTCCTTCAATGTCCTGTGGTCCTTCGTCATCTGCATTGTTGCCACGAATACGTGATAATATTTCTAATGCTTTAAGTGCTGTTGCCCCGTTGCCGTTTGCTTTAGCGGCTTCATACTGCTTCTCTACTTCTGCAATAACATCAACATCAGTATTATACTCAGACTCTAGCTCTGCTAAACGCTCTACAATTTGAGGTTCTTTCAGAAGCCGCCAGCCTTGGTTGTGCGCTGACCTTTCAGAGTATCCAGCAGCAATGGCAGACTGGGTAGCGTTCTTTGTAATCAGATATGACTGACAGAACTTCTCCATTCGCTCATTAAGATTTGCCACGCATGTACTCCTTAAACGTCATAGAGTTTTTGTAGTAGTGTGAGTCATGCCAAACTGAACGGGCTAATGAATCTTCACCATAGAACTGAAGGTTAAGAACAAGGTCTGTTTTAGCCAGCATCTTCTCTAGGTCTTGGGCCAAAGCAAGAAGCTCACCCGTTGTCCAATATTTGTTGTCATTAATTTCTACGTGCATGTACTTGGGATTACCTGCCTCGTCTTTTGAATCTTTATCCTCGTCTGCTTTACTGTCTGGAACAGAGCAATCAAATCCAAACAGATGGATGTTTCTATACCCAAGAGTTTCAAGCAAGCCTAGTGTTCTGGTTGCGGCAGCTGTGCCTCCTGATACAAGAGAAGTTCCTGGAGGAATAGGAAGGGATGGGTCAATAACAATTTTATCAGTAACAGACATATCACGCAGCCCATCTGTAAAAGCATGGAAGCCTAATACATTATCTGTCTGTTCCATAATGTAATCAACAACAGAGATGTCTGTCATGGATGCAATAACAAACAAAGTACTGGGGTCGATGTTGCTAAACAACTCTGTGCGTACAATCCCGTGCGTACTTGTTCCTTCGATAGAACGTGGGTCTAAGATAACACAAGCATAGGGCTTGATGCCTGCTTCAAGTAGGCGTGGGTATGCGTGTTTAACACACCAGATTTTCCCCTTGGTTTTCTTCTGAATCTTTTTAATTTCTTTAACATCAAACGTACCACCAGATACAATGATTGCGTGGTCGTTAGTTGACTTGTAGTTTTTAATCCACTCAAAGTTTTTAATCTTAGGTACGTTGTATCTGATGTTGTCTTTGATGTGGTCTTCTGGCATACAGTCTTTAGGCTTAACGATAATAGGAACACGCATCAAGTCTTTCGGTACAGTCTTCTCGTCCTTGTGCGTAACAACTGCAAGATGTACGTTACCACCAAATGCTGTCTTGTCCTGCGATGGAAGAACTACTTTGTTTCTGCTTTTGATTTCGTCAAAGGTTCTTATGATTCCGTTATACTCTGGGTTGTCAAGAAACTCCTTGTCCTCATGTGAGTAGAAGTCATCGAAGACAACAACGGGTACTTCTTCTAAGTAGCTATAGTCGTTCTTCACTGTGTCATATGAATGGCCGCCATCAATGTAGGCAAAGTCTACGTCATCGAACCTAGCGTTAGCCATTGTTTCATTTGTGTTACCAGCATATAAACGATACGTGAATGTTTTACCTGCCTCTTTCATTTTGACAGTAAAGTCAGCAAGCCTTTTGCTGACAGCTTCGGTATAGTTATGGGGCTTGATGTTAAGCTCAAGCTTATCAGTCTCGTCTGTGGCTTCTTCAAACAAATCAAAGCCACGATAGTGTACCGTATCTACAGCATCAAAGGCCGCAAGAGCCATCTCAATAGCCCTGCCACCATTCCAAGTGCCTGTTTCTACAACAGTGAAGCTGCTCTTATCTGCTGAGTAATGACGAACTAGACCCGCTAGTTTCTTGTACCGTTCCGCATGAATGTCTGCTGACACTTTGTTAGAATTATCTTGAACTTTATTTTCAGTATCAAATTTAAGGTTGCCCTTGTTGTGTGTGAAGTATTCGTCTAGCATACAGTTCTCGAAGACAGCCAGCCCACGCACACCTTCCGATAGGTTGCGTACCTTTGCGCCGTGAGCCTCGTAGATTTTAAGCAGACGTGTAAACACAAAGGCGTCTGTCCATTCACGATACCCAAACACTTCGTCTGTATCGTACGCACCACGGAGGTCAACAAGTATAGAGGCAGCGTTATGATACTCCATGTTAAATGCCATAAAGCCTGTCTCACTGTAGTCAATGTCAACACGGCCAAGATGTACAATGTCTACCTCTGGAATCATAATCTTAGCAGCGTCTTCTTCCTTGAACATTTTCTTGGTAACTGTGTCGGCATCAATCCAGGCAAGCCAACCCTTGTCTTCGTTATCAATCATCTCAAGCGCAACGTCTGTTAGTGCATAGACCTTGTGACAAAAGCGAAGCGCATCCATACGATAGTTGTATGGTGCTTCAACGTACCTGCCGTTCTTGTCCTTGTGTCGGCCAATAAAGTTGTTACGTGCTTCAATAGTTTCAATATGACGATACTCAATTACTGTGCTGAAGTCGTTGTATGGTAGCTCGTCAAGGCTATCATAACCTTCGACATATACAATAAGCTTTGTGTCGTTTGGCTTCCACTTATTAGCCACGGACTCAAGCATCTTTTTGCCATATACATCATAGTCTTCTTTTCTAAATGTTGTTACAAAGGTATAAGACATTACATATTCTCCAGTATTAGTTGTGTTGTTATTTCTTCTTCTGCTTTGTTCCACTCTTCAACGTAGGCTTCCTCAATAGGTCGGCTAGGTTTCCACTTATCAAACCATGGGCCACCCGTTGTAAAGTGTACGTTCTTTGCTTCCACCTCTGGGGCGCTGTGTGCATCAAGCCAGTTCCATTCGGGATGAATAGCACCAATCTCTGAGTCTTCCAGCCAGCTAAAAGAATGCAGCCACCCACCAGCCTTTAGATTAACATCGTCTACTGTAAGCTTTAGGTTGGAGGGGTGACCGCAGTTGAACAGCATGAAGCTAGACCAGTTCTTTCTTCTGTAACGTGCTTGCGCTACGCCATCCATCTTTGTTTTGTTAGCTGGTTCGTATTTATGTTGTACGCATTGAACTGCATACTGTGTGTTCTTTCCATAGACATCGAAGATACCCGCAATGTCTGCACGTACAAACATGTCGGCATCCATAAACAAGGCCATACCATCGTACTGATTCAATGCGGGTACGAGGAAGCGGGTGAAGGTAAAGTCTGTACTGAATGGTCTGTTATCAAACACATCATATCGTTGGTGCGGCTCGTGCGGAAAGACCTTAGAGGCACGGCGGTACAAGCCGTTGCGCCGTAACGCAGGCTCGTTCAGAGGGATGATGTCATATTCTTTGTTGTACTTACGGATAGAGTGTACCAGAACCTCGAAGGCTCGATGGTCACGCACGTCATACCCGACATAAATTACTGGTCTTTTCTTCATAACATCTCCTAATAGGTAATGGTGGTGAGCCGAGAGGGATTGAGAGAGAAGGAGGTTCAGCCCACCACCATGTATATTATATAAAATTATATATTAAATGTCAAGAAGTTTTTTAGAAGTAGACAACAGCCGTATTAGAAAAAGAAAGCAAAGCTCCGTGGCCTTGTAGTGTTATTCTATTTTGTCCTTCTTTAAACGGGATTGGATTTGCAATTCTGTGTAAGAACAAACCACTACTTATGTATATGTTTCCTGCGGTGTATGGCTTGTATTGTTCTCGTCCTTCTTCGTCAACATAATCTAAGCCTCCAATATTATCAGGAAGAGATAGGGGAACTGTAAAGCTAAAGGGGGACGAGAATGGTTCAGGCCACCTTACGTTTTGAAAGGCTAAGTCAAGATGCCAGTCTGCTTGTGCGCCGTTAGCCCTGTCATCAAACACATGGAAGCCAACCCGCCCTGCATTAGGCATGTCTACAACTGATACATTAAACAACGAGGACAGTTTGTTTTTGGTTGCTGTTATCAAGTCAGAAAAGTTAGCATCAATTATTGGGTTTGTTTCAGAATACTTTTCTACGTAATCATTAAGGGAATCCAAATAGGCAGATGCTCCTAGCGTTGAGAACTTATTATCGCCTCTTTCATAGAAAGAATTACTTAACGATAGAACTTTATCGGCCTCCTCTTTAGCGGCGGCGGGTGATAAGAATGTTTCTTCTTCAATAATATTCATTTACTTGTGCCACATACCTTTCAGTCTTTGTTTAGCTGCTAAGTTTGCTGCTTTCTTTTCTTCATGTGTCATTGCTTGCCAGTTCTCCAAGTCACGTGACGTGCGGCCACAATGTATAC